GGTGGTATCTTCGCAGGGGGAGATGAGCCACGATTATACTCTAGTACTAAACCAGTTTCCGCACCGTGTTCTTCTAAATCGTCAGCAGTCATACCATTTAATGACCCTGTTTCTACAATCCAACCACTGTTAGCTGTAGTGTTTACGATATGTAATTCTTGTGAACTTATCTTGTTCAACTGTTCTTGTGGAGATATTAAGTTTCTTACCATACCAAATGGTCTACCTCTTCTCCAATAAGGAAAGTATGGGACAATTGTGAAACACTCATAAGGGGACCAGTCATCGTGTAATACAACTTTATCTGCTGTCACAGTCCAACGTACTTTACGGTCTAGTCTAGTCATTATCTCTAAACCATATTCATCTGCAAATTTCTTTTTCTTTCTTTCGCCCCAGTTACCGGGTACTTGTCGCATATCACCAGTAACAGAATCAACATAATAAGTACATTCTTTGAGTTGGTAATACTGCCTTTCGATTACTCGAACTGCTCGCATTTGTCTATTCTCTTCTGGGTTAGTAGTAGAGGATTGATTGTACTCTACACCAGTATACGTATCACCGTAACGCGTTTCTTCATATTCTACGGAGTCTTGTCCCATGGTATTACCATATTCTGCTGCTACTCTTAGTTTATCCGCAGCGTCTTGTCCGTATTGTTCTTCTACTTCATCAAGACTCATCCACTTGGTTTCAAATATCTCATTCCATGTTTTAGGATCATACTCCTTGGCGTCAGGGTCAATCAGAATATCTAACGGATCCTTGGTACTTATACGCACTTCTCCTTGGATATGATCCGTGAAATCTATTCTTACATCAAAATAACCTCGGTCTTGAATAAGACCATCAGCAAAAACTGTAGACTCTAACCAGTCTAATTTATTAGTATCAGCTATGTGTATGTATAGTTTATTTAATACATCCGCAAGTTCCTGAGTACCATTACCCTTCGGTTTAAAATTAACATCTGCTCTTCGAGTGCTTTGCTCACCAAGCACAGTATTAATTGTTGGTAATATAGTATTAATGGTAAGAGCTGGACGCCCTTCGTCATCTAGTATTGCAACATCAGCTGGATCCCATTGATTACCACGATAAAAAGCATCACATTTTTTTGCAGTTTCTATATATTCTAAGTGACCATTATCACGCGCACGTTCGTAACGCTCAAACTGATTAGTTGCTATAGAATGCTCTTCTTCTGTACTTAACTTTTTCTTCTTCTTGCTGTAATTCATTAAGAACTCATAGCTGATTTATGTTTATCACCCTTGACTAGATACTTAAGCTTGTCTCGCCAAGATGGTTCATGTTCTATCTTCTCTACAAAAGTAGCGAATTCTGTCATCATCAATCCTATCCATGCTAACGCATCCACTTGGTCATCATGTACCCCGTTTGGAAAACGCAAAAGTTCCGCAATAAGCGGACCAACCCATACCGGATCTTTCGGAAAGTATACCATGCCTTGTTGCATTCTACCTTGTATTGCTCTAGCTCTCGCTTCCTTATCTCGTCTACCTACTTTTAAATCTTTAAAGTAAGCTTCATTAAGTCCACGTTCTCGAACACGTTTTTGTAGAAACGGACCTAAAGCCATCTCTATGTGACCTTTCTCGATGCCCACCACATGTGGTCGCCACGTCTCGAAGAGATCCAGTATTTGTTCAACAAGTTCAAAACCGTCGTACTTCCCTCTTATGCAATCCACTACGTATAAATTATCATATTCATCAACGCCAACAACTACTCCTACAGAGTAGTCATTACGTTCTCGTTGACCAATCGCCAAATCCCATGCGCAATAGAAGCGTAATCTGTCAAAGTCTACTTCATTTTCGTCGTAATACCTAATCATTTCTCGATTAAAGTACTCACCTTCGTCCGATACTGGGTTCTGTTGATACAACGCTGACCAGTCTCTCGGACCTACCGCTTTTTGAATCTGGGTCAGAGCTTCTGCACTGTACCTCTCTGGGTGAAGCGCGTCGCCCTTTTCTCTAAACTCCTCGTCCTTCTCGGCGATGGCTGGATACTTAACAACTTCCCACTGATCCGCGCCCGCGGCTGCCGCTTGTAATAACCTACCAGCTAAATCGTCATCGTGCCATCTGGTAAGAATTACGAGTACACCACCTCCAGGGGCCAGTCGTGTATAAGCAGTAGATGTATACCAATCCCAGACCGCATCCCGATTGTACTCGGATTCTGCGTCCTCTCTGTTTTTGACTGGGTCATCGATGACGAGTACGTGCGCTCCTTTACCAGTAATACCACCACCAACACCCGCTGCTACATAACCACCGCCCTTGGTTGTATTCCATGATTCTACGGACTGCGAACTAGGGTCAAGCGATACACCAGAAAAGACATTCTTAAAATTAGGTTCTCTCAGTTGATGACGAACCTTACGACTAAAGTTCATGGCCAACGATCCAGAGTACGAACAACTGATAAACTCATGTTCAGGGTTCTTACCCAAATGCCAAGCTGGAAACGCAACAGAAGCCAAAGTAGATTTACCGTGTCGTGGTGGCATAAACAACATAAGTCTGGGTGACTTCTTGTCATTTACATCTTGGCTGAACTGTTCCAACCGTAGACATATGTCCTTGTGTACCCAACCCGGAACGTAGTCTGGATTGAAACGTTCAACAAACGGTAACAAATGTTTACGTGACAAAGCACGTAATGCAAGTTCTTTTTGGGCTTTTAATTGTTCAGTTTCTTCTGGAGTTGGTTCTTCTGGAGTTTCTTCAATTACAGGTTCTTCAACTCTTTCTGCTTCGTCCGCTTTGCAGTACACGCAGATCTGATCGTCGCTCGGGTACAACGTATCTGGATGCAACGCTTTACACGTCAGGCATTCAATCTTTTTTATTTCCATCCTTTTTAGGCATGAGATATTGGTTATCAGTTCCCGCTATCTTGAGTAATTCAGAATCTGGTAGTTTTTCTAGTTGTTCTACAGTTCTATCCAGATTGATGTTGATTTGTGTAGCATGCTCTGGAGCAAATAGACCGTGGAGCTTGCACAATGAATCGGTGATAACTTTCTCTTCTGTCGCTGTTACAGATTTACGGTGCGCTTCCAAGTACATGCTTGTCGCTGTTTGTTTATCAAACTTAATCTCTTCTTTAAATTCTTCGCGCATCTTAGCAAGCATTTTTTGTACGGCTGGCTTCTTAAATACTTTGTAAACATGCTCATTATCCCTATATCCAGCCGCGCGTCCCGCTGCAGCTTTTGACATGCCACGGAGATGAAAAAGAATGAGGCGTTCTTCTTGAACACTTAGCTCATTGAGTTTGACATCGACATAGGGATAATGAGACTGAAGCTCGGCCCTTTCTTGTTCAAAATTTTGGTCTTTATCAGTCATTTTCTTTGGATTCTACTATATTTTTAGCCCACCAATAAAGCTCATCTTCTTTTAACGTATGCTTCAACATGTTTGCTCTACTACAAACTAGCTGAATATTGGTGATTACATACTTAGTATCTGGATCTATTCGGTCGATAGAAGCATTCAAATCTCGGTTACCACTACCATCTTTATGGTATGTCATGAATAAACCGGTCAATGCACACTTACCTTCTTGTTTTTCCCACAACTCCAAAACATCTTCTAATTCAATATCCCACTCAACTTTTGACTTTTTCTTCTTAGTTCTGGCGTGTTTAAGTTGGCCAAACAGACGAGTCAAATAATTCTGAGGTGTGGCGCTAGCATTCTTTTGCCGTAGCGCATAAGAACAAGGTTTACATTTTTTAGAATGAACTGTACCGCGGTCATTTTTTACCGCAAATTCTTCTAAAGGCAACTCTTTCTTGCAAGAAGTACATTTCCTCGTACTCATGCTTGCTCACTGTAGCACAAATTTTTGCTAGAAAATTTTTTTAATAAAATTTTTTTCTTTATCGCTCACACAGGGTCCTACTATCATCTATCACTGCCAGCCCCTTCCCCGATTCCGGTTTTGGAACCTTGTTTCTAGTTTTTCGGAGTTGGAACCTTGTCAGGTACCTAGTTGTTGACCTTGCGCTTACCAGCGCTGCGGTTGGTAGCCTAGCTTAAGTGGAGTGTAAATAAAGGAGAATATTATCATGATACAATTTGGAAACATCTTCGCCGATGACAACATCGCCGGTCCAATCTTCGGAGAAGAGTACGAAACCCAACTGCTTAACGCAGTTAAATCTCTTCAATACCGAAGAGAGTTTGGACGCGGCGTTGCTTGGTTCGGCAAAGATATAAACTACATCTACAGCGGACGCTCGCACTACTCCAATCAGTGGCCTGATTGGTTAGCACCAATCGTCAACCACTTCGGCTACCATGTCGATTACAACGAACTAAGCAATGAGTGGAATCATTGCTTAGTTAATCACTACGCTCCCCACGAGCGTCTCGGTTGGCACCAAGACGACGAAGACTGCCTCGAAGGTAGCCTTCTATCAATCTCCCTCGGGGGGACTGGCGAGTTTAGTTACACCACCAATCGTAAGCTTTTCGGCAATACGATTTGTCTCTCTCACGGAGACTACATCATTGCCGATGGCGATTGGTGGCGCACTAACTACCACACCGCTAAGAACTGGAGCGAAGACCGCTTCAATCTTACCTTCAGGCGAGTCAAGTAATGACTCGCCTAAGGGCGAACAAACCACCCACCTAACAAGGACATGGCTAAAGCCATGGCATCAGGTGTTGGCTACAACGCTCGCGCGTTGCACCACAACTTTGAGCGCATGCATTTGTTTTAGACTAACCTCCAGCAAAAATTAAACTGCAATGCACAGCATTGTCGGGTTCGCCGCAGGCGACCGCGCGATTGCGCTACCCTCAGTTTAATTTGTAGCTTACGGTTAGTACTATCATGCGCTTACTCTGTTCGCGTCACTACTGACGCTCACTTTCACTCGGACGCTCCGCGTCCTTCGTGGAGAGCCGAACACGTTCGGCTTTTAAAATCTAGTTTAAATGGAGTGTAATTAATTATCATTTTATGGAGATTATTATGTTTATTTTTACAACTCAGTTTGGAGAAGAATACATCTGTGAGTGTATTGTTTCTCAGTATCGCGAGAGCGGTGCATTTGCTCTTCAGTTAGTTGGCGCTGAAGACTCGCCTTATGAAGGTGAACCCATAGCCATGGCTACAGTAAACCTACCACACCTAAATGTAGGTCTTACTGACGGTGAACGAGTCCTCACCTTCATAAAGGACTGGTCAGAAAACCAAGGCATCTTGGACCAGCTTGTCGAACAAAATATGGTTCGTCGAGTCTGTCAACAAGGACAACCTGTTAGAGTCCCAACAGGGTATGTCCAAGCTGACTTGGTTGAAGTTATCTGCCCTACCATGGTCGATGACTTCAAGGAACTATCATCTAGGTAGTTCCTCGTTGGCGGATAGTCACAGCTATTCGCCGGCTCGGCGCTCCGCGCCTCGCGGCAAAGAAATCTAGTTTAAGGTAAGTAAATATAAAGGAGATTATTATGAAAAAATGTGATTTATGTAGTGTTGAAGTGATTAATGGAGAAGAAATTTGTATTGGTCCCGCCGAACATATATGTGAAGATATTGTTGTTTGTATGGATTGTATAGATGATATGGGTATTGATAAATGTATTCGCATAGCCGAAGAAAGTAGGGTATGGGATGAAGAGTAAGGAGTATGTAATGAAGAATATAAGTTATAGAAAAAAGAAACAGATAGCTAATGAGTTATATCTTTACAGGTATCTGATGTTTTTTGTTTTGGGTTTTTGTATTGGCTATTTTATAGGTTAATCTCCCTTGGGGCGGAACGATATAGTTTCGCCCCTCAAAAATTTCAAGTCACTAATCAGGGTGTGCGTGGTGTGCGTGGTGTGCCTAACTACTATCATGTGTGCGGTCGGAGTGTGCCCACCTACTATCATCTTTTTGTTGGGGACCCCCCACCCCAACGCGCTCGCGCTTACCAGCGCTCGCGGATCTTCGCTCCTTACCAGTCGCTCAGTAGGGAAATCGGAGATTTCCAAATCTAGTTTAATTGAATTGGTTGGGAAGTATTTTCCCTTTTTTTAAATATATATATTACACGGAGAATATCATGAGTAGTATTGTACTAAAGGTTTGTAGACCCTATGAATCTACCGACAAAGACGGGAATGTCGTTAAAGCAACTCGTTGGCCTTCCATTGGAAGAATTGTAACCCATGAGAATGGTAATCAGAACATCTATCTAGATTTCATGCCTGAAAAGTCTACTGACGGGCAAGGTTTTGAAACAATGTTCGCATTCAAGGAGCAAGGCAATGGGCAACAAAGCTAAAGCTATAAAAGAGTCTGGTGGTCTAGTCGGTAGACTAATTGACCATACTCTTTATTGGGTTGGTTATCTTGGAGAGTCAGCAAATATACGGCTTGATAAAGCTAAAGACGCTAGACGCCATGGAGCCAATGCAAGAAGGCAAGACATTGTAGAAGTTGAAGAAACTTTTGACCCTAAGTCAGAGTTTTTAGACTCTCTCAAGTCTTGGATAGACAAACCCGAAAATCAAGGCAAAAGTATCCTTGATTATCAAGCTGAAGACCCTGACGGGCTCTTCGCTAAACTAAAAGGAGAGTCTCATGACTGAGTTATTCTATACTCTTGGTTGTATGTTTTTTATTACAACCATCTCAGCCCAGTGTATGTTCATATACACTTGGTTGAGAATGCATTATGACTTTGAGTCGTACTTAAACGACGACGACGAGAAGTAATTCTCCCCTAGGACAGAGCTACATAGGTAGTTCTGTCCTTCCTTTTCGTTCTCCGCCCTGCGCTTCGCTAGCCCGGAACCCCAGCCGACAAAGGTCACGACGCTGTCGTGGCCTTTCTTTGGCCAAAGCAGGGCTTTGGCAGGGGGTCTCGGTGTGCCAACTACTATCATCACACCTTAGGACTACTATCATCGCGTAGCGATGTGGACTTCACGAGTAGTGGACCACTGTCTACGAGTCTTTGACGAGTGTCGAAGGTGTACCGGGTGTACCACCAGTGTACCACCCGTTTTACAGCGTGCTGGTACACCTACATCCCCTGTTTTTGCTGTGCTTTTTTCAAAAAAGCGCCAAGTGTACCGAGTGTACCACAGGATTTGCGTTAGCTTTAGAAATAGACCGTGGACCGTAGTTATAGAATCTTGGTACAAATCTATAATTAACCGGTACAAATGGTACACCTGCCACGAAACCCTGCTAACGCGGGGCTTACAGGTGTACCACCTGCTTTTTCTTCGTGGTACACCCAAACGTGGATCTGTAAACAAATCAATAACTTAGGGTGTACCACGGTGTACCACAAACGCGTCTTACCAGCCGCGTTTTATCAATCTAGTTCAATTAAGTGTAATTAATGGAGAAACATTATGAATGAATTAATGAAACATTTGGATGAAATGAAGACTGTAAATAAATTTACAGAATCTGATTATGAAATCCAATGCACAATTAATGAAGAGTTAGGTCGTACAAAATCTAGCTCAAAAAAGAATAGTTAGTTAATTACGACAGCTATTCATAGGTTGCATTTATGAAGGTAAATGCGTTTTATAAATCACTTTACTATATATAGGAGTTATTATGAGTGAACATTTTGACCCAAGCGAGCAAGAAACTAAAGAGCTCTTGCCCGAAGTTGAATCTAAAATGAGTGACTACACAGAAGACACCATTGCAGATTCTGAAGGTGCAGAACAGCGTTCTGTGAAAGCATCAATCAGCCTGCCTGACTTTTTTCATGTCAACTACAGGCTAGATGACACTGGTAACCCAACATTCAAAGATGATGTGGTTGCTAAAATCATGGCTATCTTTGACCAAAAGATTGATACCCAACCAACTTTTGCAGAAAAAGAAGGTTATGCACCAGTAGATGAGCAAGTAGCTCAGTTTGAAGAATCAGTCGACAACATTGTTGTTGGTATTCAAGAACTGACTATTGTTGACCCACAGTCAACTGGCTTGTCTTTCTTGCAACTATGCACCAGAACATGGGCAGAGTTTGCAAGCATATCTTACGATTATCAAACAGCTATGGCTAAAGCAGGCGATGAAATACCTGACTGGTTGCTCGAGCGTGAACAAAAGATGTTTGACCTTGGTCGTAAGGCAAGAATGATGTCTATGGCTCTCAAATCACTAGACCATTCCTTTGGTTTGAAAGAAGTTTCAATTCAAAGAAACAGAGTTCAATCAGCAGTTGAGCAAAGATTGCAAAGACTTGCTGAGTGGAACTTCAAACAGTATGCAGATACTTCTGGTAAAACAGCACAAAAACTTAATGGTGCGACCAAAGAACATATGCAAACTATGTTTGATAACGCGTAAGCGTTGTTAACAGTCTACCCCGACGGCATAACGGAAAGTCGCTGTCGGGACTGACTTTAAAGTTGCGGACTTTCCACCTATCGTGACCTAGATTGTTATCTAGATAGCGTGCAACGGTTATACCTACTAGGTTGCGATAGGCACTGAAGAAGTGCATACAAAGTCCTACCAAGTCCGTATGCTTGGTAGGCACAGAATTCGACTCGAAAGTTGTTGAAAGTCGAGTCCTGAAAGAGTGAGTCGAATGGTTCTCGTTCATAGGACCTCCAAAATGCTCTTCAGGACTCGCACAGAATTTAAAGTCCTACGCTGTTATACGCACCACGTGGACGCTGGTTGATGCGGTTTTAGCTAAACAACCCCTCAGCGTAGGCACAGAATTCGGCTCAAGTTATCCACAAGTCGAAGTCTAAGTAGGGAGCCGAATAGGTTCAAATATACCTTTTCATAACTACTTAGGCTTCGCATTAATACAGGAGAAGATATGCATCGTAGCAATCTACCAAGACCTTTTCACAAAGGCGCAAGAACTGGCGACCGCAAGGTTATTTCATCAACTATAGTCAATGGTAAGACTGTGCAACAGCAAGTTGTTTACTGTGCTAACGGCCAGTCAATTACCCGACACGAAAAGAAGTAGTTTTTTTTGTGTGTGCGTGCTCGTACAAACCAAGCCTCAGAGATGCAGGGTCAAAGCTGCGCTTTGACCGCAGACATCTCCTCGGCGCTTCCGGCCATCCTTTGGGCACCGCACTTCGTGCGTGCCGTCGGATGCCTTCAGCGGTTTGTACCTTCGCCCGCCCGTGGGCCGTGGACTTCGCAAAAAATACGCCGACACGAACGGCGTATCTTTTTGCTGGACTTGTGCGACAAGTTAGTAAATACAATTAAATTAAGTATTTCGCTCGGTGCAAATCTTAGATTTGCACCCTCGCGGAGAGTATTTATACATAGGAGTAAAATTATGTCATTTTTACAAAAATTATTACCTAGTAGGTTAGGTATATTTAATAAATTAGGAGCTATTATGGCTACAAGAATGTTTAGAGCTACTTTTGTAGATTCTTTTTCACATAACACTATTGTGGTGGAGTTCGAGGCTCCATTTCCAGTAGATGAGCAAGTTGATTATAAGAAACTTGCGACCCAAAGGTTGGGCGAAATGATACGAAAAGACTTAGTCAAAATTCGTGATATTGAGCCCATTGAAATATAACTATTTGATAAGAGGAGTACTATGTCAGATACAACAACTATGCAGACTGTTACAGCAACAGATCTCAAACAGGAGATACGCGATAACATGCGTATCGGATTAAACACTATGGTCTGGGGTGGCCCTGGTATTGGTAAATCTGAGATTCCACAGCAAGTCGCTGATGAACTCAACATACCTTTACTAGATTTTCGTGCCAATCTATTCGACCCTGTCGATGTTCGTGGTATACCACGAGTGGTTGATAACGAAACCTATGGTGCAATGACATCATGGGCTCCACCAGATATCTTTCCTACCGAAGAAACGCACGGCCCTCGTGGTTTGTTCATGATTGACGAACTACCAACGGCACCACCTGCTACACAGAATGCGTTTCTACAACTTCTACTGACTCGTCAGGTTGGTAATTACAAAATGCCTGACGGTTGGTCATGTCTTGCCGCTGGTAATCGTCTAACTGACGGTGCCTCGGTCTACCAAATGCCCTCACCTGTAAGAAACAGACTGATGCATTACGAACTCGAACCTAGCTTGGACGCTTGGTGCGAGTGGGCGCTAAAGAATGAAGTCAATACTACTTTGGTTTCTTTCATGCGTTACCGTCCTAACCTTTTGTACAGTTTCAAAGCTGATGAGTATGCTTTTCCTACTCCTCGAAGCTGGTCATTTGTCGACAAGCGTTTGCGACTAACAAAAAACATGGATGATTCAAGATTATTCTTTGGTATTGCTGGTGCTGTTGGCACAGGCCCTGCTGGAGAATTTCTTGCGTTTGCAAAAATTGCAGATAAGTTGCCAGATATTGACAACTTAATTGCTAATCCTAGTTCATACATGCCATCGGAAGACCCTGCGGTATTGTATGCACTTACAGGTGCAGTGGCTTCTAGAGCGGAAGAATCCAAACTAGAGAACATTATGAAACTTGGTAAAAAGATACCTACTGAGTTTCAGGTTGTTTTGGTCAAAAGCATTCTTGCAATTGACAAAACATTATTCAATCAACCTACAATACAAACCTGGATTTCAGATAATTCAGATGTTGTATTGTAACAACGGAGAAAATTATGGCTACAGTTCGTATGTCAAACAAACTCACTGCTGACCTCTGCAAAGAGTATGAGAAAAGCTATGAGAACACTAAACCAAAACCAGAGTATCCTGCCTCTCTTGGCGATGCTATCTACGACAACCATGTCAAGCCTATTATTGACAGAATCAAAGAAGCATCGAAGCTTGATGATGTAGAGTTCTTTGACCTTAACGATGATGATGACAATTCATTCTTTATGAACGACAGTGTATTGAATGTTTCGTTTGAAACAAAATGTTATGACTCAAAAGATCTTACAGATTCTGAAAAGGAACTGCCTTGGGAATTGCAAAACTGGGTTAAAGAGTATGAGTGCAATATTGATACACCAGAAATTCATACTGCAAACATGCCTCTCTCAGTAGAGCAACCATTTCTAAAAGGTAGTTCTTATCGAAGTCAAGTAGCATTTAATCTTTACAAAGCACCTCAAGACGAAGCAGTTATAAAAGCTCTTGAGATATCTAAGGAAAGACACATGTACGACATTCTAAAACAAAATGAAGTCGCTAAGTTTGCTAAGATGTTGCTTCGTTTTCAAACGCTTAATCAAGCACTGAAAGCGTGGCCTGGTGGTGCTTTGGCAGCCATGGTCAAAAAAGTTGACCCAGATAAAATGGTTACTATTCACAAGAAAAATGTGCGTAAAGCAAAAGCACAGCAAGACAAAGGTTTTGTCGAGCAACATGCTGGCGACTTCAACGCTGTGATTCTTGGTTCAACATTACTAGGAGATAATGACTAATGGAAGATATTAAAACAGCTTTTACAAGAGCTCGTTCTTCGTTGTTGATAATGCAACCGTTCTTCGGTACGCTCTGCCTCCGATTGGGAGCAGAGTTTACCGAAGACATTGAAACAGCAGCTACAAACGGTGAAAAACTACTAATCAATCCAAAGTTTTTCCTCAAACAAACTGCTGAACAACGAGTTGGTTTGCTTGCTCACGAAGTTATGCATTGCGTTTACATGCATGTACTTCGTCTTAATGAGCGTGATCCATTTCTTTGGAATGTGGCTGGCGACTATGTAATCAATCTAGTCGTCACCGACGCTGGCATGATATTGCCTGAAGGTGGATTACTTGATGAAAAGTATCGTGACATGACTGCTGATGAAATTTATACCACTCTACAACAGAATGGTGGTGCAGAAGCGTTGTCTGGAGCTAATCTATCTGCTTTTGACGGTACTTGTGTTCAACCTAATCCATCTTTGACCGACAGTGGTGCACAAAGTAAACACGAAGCAGACATGCGTGTTGCAGTGCAACAAGCAGCTGAATCAGCTAAAGCACAAGGTAAGCTACCCGGTAGCTTATCTAAGCTTGTTGATGACATCGTGTCACCTAAAGTCAATTGGAAACAAAAGCTTGCACGATTCTTGAAAAGCAACAACAAATCAGATTACAGCTGGCAAAAACCTAATCGTAGGTTTGTTGCTGGTGGCTTGTATCTACCTAGTTTGTACTCACCATGTATCGAAGAAATTGGTGTCATCGTTGACACTTCTGGTTCTCGTACTGATGAAGAGCTCAATCAAGACTTGGGCGAGATATCGTCTATGTTGGTTGATGCCAATGTAGAAAATGTTCGCTTTATGCAAGCAGATACAGATGTGACCGATGAACAGACATTTACAAGAGAGTCAATGCCTCTCAAGGTCACAATGAAGGGTCGTGGTGGTACAGCCTTTGGGTCAGCTATTGCGACAATGGCAGAGAAATATCCAAGTGTCTCTTGCCTTATTTATCTTACAGACTTGGAGGCAAACGATTTTGGGAGCGAACCACACTTTCCAGTTGTTTGGATAACTAACTCAGCTACGGAGGCGCCTTACGGTGAAATTATCGAAGTCAATTAAACACATGCAAAAGTATGTAAAAAATGGAGTTCTAATACTTCTTGGCACACTTGCAGTTGCTATCGTATTACAACATATTCTAACTTTCATGCTACTAGCTTTACTACTAGCTAGCATGATGTATTTATCAATGAGGTTTAACTATGCCTAGTATATTATCAAGTATTACCACAGCTTTGTGGATACTTATCGAACTAATCCAATTTGGCTATATGGCCTATATTATGTGGAGGCAACGCAACAATGCTAACTATCGGAATATTCAGCGCGCTAGGTCTGCTTTTGCTAGCGCTTAAAGCTGGTGGTCGTAAGACTATTGGACATGACATCTTTGCTGATGTGCTAATTACTGCAACTCTTATGGTTGCATTCTATGGTACTTACAGCGGTATGACTGCTGCTATGGTTGGTGGTCTTACTGCTTCTCTTGTACTATATGTTATGCGTAAGACTATGGTACATGAGAAACTAAAGCTTGAGTCTGTAAACAAAAAAGCACTTGGTCTTAACTTTGCTGTGCCAAAGTTGAAATGGGAAACAAAACAACCAGATTGGCGTAAGCACAATCAATACTCAGACGATCAAGGTTTGTAATGGTTTTGCGAAGTAATAATCTTAGTCATAAACAAAAAGTAGAAGTGAGGAAAGTAATGAAATTGAAAGAAAAAGCAATAGAATGGGAAGAATGGCATGGTACATGGCTTGAATCAGCTATGAACAACTATTTTGATTACATCAGTGTAGCTTCTATTAAATCACAAATACTTGCTTGTATTCTTGAAGATGAAGCAGATAAAGACGAAGTTGTTTCTCTTCTATTTCATGAACAGTTTAAAGACTATTTAAAAAGTAGGGCTATTACAGATAAGCAAAATATGTATACAAGCCCTGATACTGTACCTACACCTGCAGTTATTGATACAATGTTCGAATTAGACATACCAATAGTTGGAGAGATGTATGAAACATTTTGCGAACACTACGGAATATAAAGAATTTGCTCTTCGTATGTACAAGAAGAATTGCTCTGAACGACGTGCCTATGGCATGGAAGTTCATCCTACTTTTCAAGCGTACGAAGAGTCCAATCGTAATTTCTTGAAAAAGAAATATCGTAACAGTTAGTTGATACAACCACCTGTGGAACCCAGTGCCCTAGAGGTCCGAGAGAGGCAGACGACTTCCTAAGAATCGATGCAAGATAAGCGTTGATATACTCAACGAAACTTTAAGTTTATACTTATGATTCGAAGCGGGTCAGATACCACGCTAACTGTTGCGAACCAATTAAGGAGTAATTATGGATAATGTAAACCAACCCCCACATTACAACACTGGAGATATCGAGTGCATACAAGCTATTCAAGCTTCGATGACCACTCGACAATTCCAAGGCTACTTGAAAGGGAACATTATTAAGTATATTTGGCGTTACGAATATAAAAACCAAAAAGAAGACTTGCAAAAAGCCCAATGGTATTTAGCAAGACTACTACAAACCTATGACTATGAAGGAGAAAATCATGAGCAAAAATCAACATCGATATAACAATGAAACTTCAAGGTGGTGTGATGCAAACAGCGTGCCGTATCAAAGAAACGGTTTTTTGTTTGGCCCTACCACTGTTGAAGATCAAGTAACAGGTAATACTTTTCAAACTATACAGGGTATCTATGAATTACCTGAAGGCGTAAAAGCCGAACAAATATTTAACGAAGGCGACTGGTTAGTCGCTGAGTACCAACAAGGTTACATTCGTTGTAAAGTCACTGGCTTTTCACCGCGTGCTGGTAATCTTATTGTTGATCGTTTTTACAATGACGCATGGTGTCAAAAAATACCTGACAGACCTCGTCATGTTTTTGAACGAAACATTAGTTACATGCGACAAAACGGTAATGCTTGGGGTTACGGTACAGGACGTTGGCTTACTCATTCTACAAAACCTGTAGTTGATGCCCAAGCTTCAGGACATACTGTAAAACCATGGGCGTGGTTTGCCGTACCAAAAGAATCTATGTTTAAACTTAACTTACTAGGAGTAAAAATATGAATATATTTGCTGTAAACGAAGATCCAAGACTAGCTGCACTGCAGCTGCCAGATAAACTCATACCAAAAATGATTGTTGAATCTGCACAAATGTTATCAACTGCACACCGCGTGCTTGATGGCGATGAAAAAGCAGATGCTAAAGGTCTATACAAAAAAGCATATGAGAACCATCCTTCGACAATCTGGGTACGAAAAGATGCCATGAACTATTGGTGGTTATGGATGCATGCACTAACACTTTGTCATGAATATAGATGGCGATTTACAGATGAAGGTGGTATTGGTATACATAAAACAGAAACTGTAATATATGCTTTACAAGACTTGCCACTCAACATTCCAGCTGAAAAAAATACTAGTTGGGAAGTACTAGTTGATTTACCTTTATGTATGCCTGACCAATACAAAACTACAAATGGATACGACCAACGTACTACAGAAGCTTATCAACAATTTGTTACACAAGACAAACCTTACATGGAGGATGTGTTCAAAGCTTATACTCGTGCAATACAAAAGAAACAAGAGTATGAAAACCACCACAGTAATTCGTCTGCAGTAGATTATCCACCAGACTGGGTAACTAGAAATGCTACACCTGAGCAAAGAAAACATATTGATTTGCACAAGTTAATGAATCCGGAGAGTGCAATATGAGAAAATTATTGTACTTACAATTGTTAGCAATTGTCCTGTTTGGTACTGCATGCTACATGTCCGGCGTGCAGTACGCTATTGAAGTGGAGTTGATATGACAACAAGTAAACCAAACGGAAAACTTACACCAGAACAGCTGCAACGCATCCATATTGCACTAAAACGAAGAGGTAAACTTTGAGTGAAACAATAACGTCTATATCAGAAGCTGTAAAAATTGTAGAAACATTTATACAAGATATGGCTGACGATAAACTAGATACTGGCGACAAAGAAAAATTAGCAGAAGCTGAACAACTCTTTGCCAAACTAGAACACGCTATGCGTATAATCAAGAACCGACTATGAAGACTAATATATCAATTGAACTAACGAACGACGAACGAATGAACCTTGGACAAAAGTTCTATAATAAAAAACGTATGCTAACGCGTGCTGACCTTAACCATATAGTTAAGAAATTTATAGGAGATGTCCTCGAAGCTACACCCCCCACCCCCAAACAGGTTGATGAAGACCCTTTGCTTGCCAAAGATTGGTCTAGTCTAACCCAACTAAAAAACTATTTAGAAAAAGAAACTCAAGTAGAAATATTAGAGTTCAATGGTTTTGAACTTATTGTGCAGGACAGTGAATACACACACATATACACCCTGGGCGATCGTTTGTACAAAAAGAAAAAGGGCCTACAAAAGTAAGCCCTTTTTACACTTTATTGATACTAGGAGAAAATCAACTCCTAATAGTCTAAGTTATGTTTGTGCTATTGTCTAGCTAAAATAACCTGTGACTGTAATTGTACCAGCAGCACCTGTAGCAGGACCAACTTGTACATGAATATCAATAGTATCGTCTGCAGTAAACTCGATTGGCTCGATTGCGTCATCATCTGCACT